GAGTGGGAATGAAAGAAAAAACTCCGAAAATGCCTTAATACGGCGGTTTTCGGAGTTTTCTTTATATGCTGTGATACCAAATGATACCAAAATATTCATGATTTCTTTTTATCGTGCATACTTTGAATTTTTGAACATACTTCCGTTTGTTTATTCGGGTACAGGTGGCTGTATGTATTTAACGTCGTTTCTACGTGCTCATGTCCTAATCTCTCAGCAATCAGCACAGGTGAGAAGCCTAACTCGATAAGCAGTGACGCATGGGAATGTCTGAGATCGTGCAGCCGTATCCGCTTAACGCCGGCGAGTTCTGCTTTCCGCTCGAGATAACGGCTTAGTCCGCTTTTCGTAACCTGAAACAACAGGTCGGTATCGGTGATACCATAGATCTTTCTTTCATACTCTCGCAGATCGTCGCACAGGAAGGGCGGTATCGAGATCACTCTATTACTTTTCGGTGTCTTCGGTTCTGTGATAACGTCACGTCCTTGTCCAGCATGGCGCAGCGACTTGCTCACTGTGATTATACCGGCGTCAAGATCAATGTCTGCCGGCGTGAGCGCGAACATCTCTCCGATTCTCATGCCGGTATAAAAAAGCGTCTCGAAGCTCATTTTCATTACAGGGTTATCAGTGCAGCATTCGATAAATTGCTCATATTCATCAGCTGTCCAGATTAGCATCTCATCGGCGTTCTTTTTTCCCATGCTTCCGGCTTTATGACACGGATTTTCCCGAAGATCGTAATATTTCACGGCGTAGTTAAACAGCGCGGAAAGCTGATTATTGATCGTTTTTAGATAGGTTTTTGAGTACTTCTTTCCGTTTTCGTCTTCATATCCCATTAAGGCAGTTTGCCACGCTCTGACGTCCTTCGGCTTAATGTCGCACAGCCGCCGATTCTCGAAGTACGGTCTTATCTTACCGTTAATGATGAAAGTCTTCGTGTCAAAAGTCGATTCTCTCAGGCGGTTTTTCATATCGGCATTATAAAGATCAATAAACGCGCCGAAGTTCATCTCCACGCTGCCGGCAGCCTTGTGGAGAAATTCAGATTCCCATTCCACGGCGTCGCGTTTCAGTTTGAAGCCGCGCTTCATCTTTTGGCGTGATTCGCCCGTGTAATCCGTATAACGGAACTTGCAGTAATATGTCTTGCGGTCTGGATCGTAGTAAGCAGGCATGGTTAATTTAAGCCGTGTTCATGAAGCAGAATATCTTGAAGCGCTAGATATTCAGATATTTCTTCCTGAGTATCTTCTTTTGGAAAAACTAGCATTGAATAATCGCCATACTGTTTTTCAGCCCAGAGACTATAAAGATCTTTATCAATAGCTCCGGTTCTTCTCAAACCGTACATGGCGGCCCATTCTGAAAGAAAGCACTGTATTGCGCGGTCTTCAGTGGAAACAGTAGTCCCGAATGCGCCGTTCTTGTCCTGTTTTATATTGAGTAAGACGGAATCGCCTATTTTTACAAATGCCCTTAAAACATCAGCGGCGTTTTCGAAATTTTCAGATAAGTTCTCTTCAGAAGATAATCCGCATAGCCAATCTATCGAAATATTGAATGCTTCTGCCGCTTTAATCGCAACTGATAAGGACGGTTTACTTGTCCCTGTTTCATAAGAAGACAAGGCGCTTCCGGTTATGTCGAGCTTTTCCGCGAATTCCTTCTGAGTCATTTTCAGTCTCGTTCTGAGAAGCTTTATCCGCTCTCCGAATTTTTTTAAATGTTCGTCAACTTGATTCATTATAAATATCCTTCACTACTTTTCTTACTACAATTATATGAAATTATCAGGTGGAATTCCTTAAATTCCATAAATTAGAAATATTCCGATATTACTTGAATTATCAAGTCATAAATGTATAATAAAGTTATAAAGGAGGTAGAACGGTGAAAGCTGAAAAAATCAAAGTTATGACTCTCATGGACAATAAGGGTTTTAATCAGAAGCAACTTGCGAATAAAGCAAATGTATCGCAAAGTAGCTTGTCTGGAGTGTTAAACGGACGGAACTGCCGATTTTCAACTGCCCGAAAGATTGCCGGCGCGCTTGGCGTCGATGTCTCGCAGATCCTGAAGGAGTAATCATGAACAAGATGTATTGCGACGTTAAGGAAGTGCAAGAAGCGCTCGGAGTATCTGAGGGCATGGCGTACAGGATTATCCGGCAGCTTAACGACGAGCTGAAGAAGCAGGGATTCATCACGGTAGCCGGCAAGGTCAGCCGGAAATACTTCACAGAGAAGTGTTACGGCTTCGACGTGGCAGATCCTGCGGTATAAGCACAGCCGATCTGGAGGAGGTGAGGCGATTTGAAGAAAAGGGACAGTAATGGACGGACGTGGAAACGCATTAAAATTCAATGATGAGATCGAAGTTGACTTTCCGGAAGGCGGAGAGTTTGCCGGCGACGGAGAATATATCGAAACCGGAACGGAGCCAACTTTTGAAGACCTTTTTCCAGAAGTCTGCGAAATGGTCGATAACATCTCGGTCTTCGGTTCCGACAGACTATTTTTCGGAGATAATCGCGAAGATTCCTTCACGCTGAATACTTTAGATTATCCGGCGATCGTATTAAAAGACGGGTGTTCCGATGATTCGAAATGCTGGGGCAAAATAGCGGAAGCAATTCAGGGAAAGAAAATATTCCTGATTCAGGGCAGTTTCGGACAGAGTCAAAGAAAAACGAAAATGTTCGTGAAACTGCTTAGAAACCGGAACGACATTCGAGTTATTCGCCTGTGCAGATGTTGGCAGGATATGCCAAAGGACAAGGGGCTTGCAGAGTTTTTCGAGATCGACGGGAATATAAACAGATTTCCGGACTTGATGAAGACTGCTGAAGCTGTCCGATCGGAAGATCAGAAGCTCGAAGCGTTCAATCTTGTACGCGGTTCTGAAGTTGAGATGAAAGAAACAGAATGGCTTTGGTATCCCTTTATCCCACGCGGTCAGGTGTCTTTATTGTCAGGAGATCCGGGCGGCGGAAAAACATGGATAGCGCTATGGATGTCAGCGCAGATAACGCAACGAAGAGATTTTCCGGAACAGGTAAGACCGGCGACGCAGGGAAATGGGGTCGTTGTCTACTTCTCGGCGGAAGACGATTATCAAAGTACGATTCTTCCGAGAGTTCAGGCAATGGGAGGAAATCTCGAGAACTTTTATTTTCTCGGATCTGAAGATGTGATCGAAGACTTCGGGAGTCCAAACATCAAATACACAGTCGAGAAGTACAAGCCGGATCTAATCGTGTTCGATGCTGTTTCGTCGTTTATAGGCGACAAAGCGGAAATGAACAAAGCCAATAAAGTACGCGGCGGAATCCGGAAGGTCATGCAAGTAATATACGGAACAAGCACAGCAGCAGTTTTGATAGCTCACAATAACAAGATGTCAAGCGAAACGAATGCACAGTACAGGGTGTCCGGATCTGTTGACTTCGCTGCTGCTGCAAGGTCTGGTATGACAGTTGCCAGAAATCCCGAAGACAAAGAAGAAATCGTTATGGCTCAGTTCAAGAACAATCTCGCACGTTTCGGTAAAAGCTGCGGATTTAAGATTGAGGACAATGGTTCGGAGAAGCCGGCGCTTGAGTTTCTCGAAACGATGGACATAACTGCTAACGAACTTCTTGGGGGCGGCGGCAGCAAGGTTCCAACACAGAAACGGTCAAGTCCAGCGCTCGACGAAGCGAAAGAAGTTATCCAACAGATACTCGAAGATAGTGAGCGCGGTTATATAAAAGCATCGGTAATAATGGACACGCTAAAAAATGATTATGGAATAAGTGTGAAGACAGCTCACTCAGCCAGACAGCAGATCGGAGTTAAGACCGATAAGCGAAAAGTCGAAGGATTGCGCGGCGCGGTCAATTACTGGCGTCTTCCGGACGTTACGCTTCCGGAAAATCCGGACATTGAGCAAATGGGATTCGAAGAAATCGATCCTTAGACATTGAGAAGATTTCCTGAAAGATAGGAAAAGTACTGAGAAGATTTCCTGTACTCAGGAAAAGTTCTAAACCGGAAGATTTCTTTTTTACCGTTCAAGGTTTGAAAACAGGAAAAGTTCTCAGAAAGCGCACTATAAAGGCGTTTCGAGAAGATTTCCTTTAGGAAAAGTTCTCATGTTCAAAGGAAAAGTACTCACAGAAAAGTTCTCAAATAAGCAAAAATTGAGAAGATTTCCTGAAAAAAACTTTGAAGGGGATTAGGAAAAGTACTCACAGGAAGGCGGTGCAAAATTGATATTTTTGACATAAAAAAAGCGCTCTGACGGGAGCGCACGGGACAACTACTACTTGTAGTATACAGGATTTTTGAACAGTATTCAAGAAAAAGGAATGAATATGATTCACATGGAAGTATTAGATTCATACCGTGAAAGTCGTAGGACAATATCGGGCATGACAGACACGGCGGTTTTCTTAACTATCGCGAACGAGATCCACGCGTTAAAAGAAGAAGTCAGGGGGCTTCGGTCAGATCTGAAGCAGATGGACGCAAAGAAAGGAAAAGAAGAATGAACACCAATTACAACGAAGCCACGGATCAGCAGGAAGCAGCGGATCAGCAGGAAGCAGCGGATCAGGAAGAAGTAATCTATCTCGACGCGTTAGGAAGATCGACGCAGGAAGCCGTCGTTGAGGTCTTCACGATCTTTGATTATTTCCATCATAACTTTGATTCTGAAACATCTATCGAGTTAACGAGAATGGTATTTCAACAGAGGTTGGAAAGATGATCGAGATCACACGGTACACAGTCGAAGAAATGATCGATACAAAGCTCGATCCGATCCGCCAGCAGATCAAGAGCCTGCGCGAACGGGTTCGTGAAATCGAAGAAGACGATCTCGCCGGCAAAGTAGACAGCTTGGAAGGCGATCTCGAAGAACTCGACAGCCAGGTATCATGTCTCAGGACGGATATCATATATCTTCAGTAATCGGGGGTCAGCTTATCATCAAATTTAAGAACATATTCAAACGGGACAACGCGGCGCCAAAAACGCCGCAGCTTGTTCGGATAAATGACGGGTACGTCTCTTCCTTCACTGGGGACGCCTATCAGTCAAACGTGTATCGCGCCGCAGTGGACGCTATCGCACGTAACGCGGCGAAACTGAAGCCGATGCACGTAATCAATCGCGTAGACTGCGAAAAGGTTCCGGGAAGCTGTCAGCTTAACAGGCTGCTGCAAGTGCAGCCTAATCCGCATATGAGTGCATACGATTTTCTGTACAAGGTGACAAGCCAGTACTTCGAACGAAATAACGCTTTTGTGCTAATCGTCCGGTCTGAGATCAACGGAGCGGTAACAGGGTTATATCCGATCGTTTCGGAGTCGGTCGAAGCTCTCTCAGACGATGCAGGAATCGTATATTACCGGTTTAACCTGAAGAACGGGAAGCAGCCTGTTTTCTGCGAAACGGAATTAATCCACCTTCGCAGGAACTACAATCAGAACGAACTTTTCGGATCGGATAACAGCGCGATCTTCTCGGCGCTGGAGCTCTCTCACGCGCAGCAGGACGGGATCGTCCAGGGGATCAAGACAGGCGCGACGGTACGCGGCGTCCTGAAGGGAATGGATGTCGTAGGCGAAAAGAACCGGAAGCAGATGCGAGACGACTTCGTTTCTGACTATCTGAGCATGAGCAATAACGGGGGCGTGATCGTTATAGACAGCTCACAAGATTACGTTCCGATCACGTCTCAGGCGGTCACAGTGGACGATAAACAGCTTTCAGCCGTCAAGGATATGATTTACAGTTACTTGGGCGTCTCAGAGAACATCGTAACAAGCAAGTACACTGAAGACGAATGGGCGGCGTTCTATGAGTCCATACTTGAGCCGCTCGCACTTCAGATGTCATTGGAGTTCACGCGCAAAATCCTAACAGAACGGGAGCGATCCTTCGGGAATGAAATAGAATTCCAGTCGAGCCGGCTCCAATTTTCGAACTACAGAACGAAGGCGCAGATCGTCGGTCAGATGCTGCCTTATGGGATTCTTACGACGAATCAGGTACTTGATATTTTCGATATGCCACGAGTCGCAGACGGTGACGTCCGGTTGACTCCGCTGAATATGACGCCGTCTGGGAACATGACGGGCGCGATCCAGCAGGACACAAACACAGGAGAACAGAAATGACGAACAATACAGAAGCACAGGCAAACAACATCGACACAAGGGAAGCATTAAGGGATCTGGACAGTGCATTTGCTGCAATGACTCAGTTTTTCGCTCTGTACTCAGACGATGAAGAGAGCATCAAAGAAGCCGATCGGCTTACATGGGAAGTAAAAAACGCAGCTATGCGGCTGGGATGGGTCGACGGATACAGGGAAGCAAAAGCGCATATGCCGCAGGAAGCTGCACAGCCTGAAGAGACGCTCGGACGCATATATTTCAGCATTCCGGATCTCGAAGAATCTGCAAAAGCAAGAGACGACGACGAAAAGCAGCTCAAAGAGTGGATCGGAGAAGAAGTTAAAGACGAAAGAGCGCTCAAAAATATCTATGCTCTTATCGCAGATCTGAAGTCAGACTCAATGAAATGCGGACGCATTTTCGGCATGAAGGTCAATCCGAATAAGAATGTATGCAGGAAGTATGCAGAAAAACCGGGGCAAGCGCTTCAATTAGTTTCTGACATGGCTAACGACATTGAAGCAGATCTCGGAAAATCTTTCTTCTCTGCAAATCTCGGAGAAACGCAGTCATGGGAATTTGACTTTGACAGAGAACGCGGAATGATTGAATACGACTTTAACAACATTATGCAGCTGTTCACGATCTCGCACGATTATATGTACAACGCACTTAAGCGTATTGCAGAAATGAAGAGCGAAATCAAAAAAGGACTCGAACAGTGAAAGAAATCAGAATAGCCAACTTAACAGCCTGCGAACAACGGGCGAACAATAGAGACGGAGAGGAGCCAGCAGGCTCCGATCCGTACGTGCTGGAAGGCATTCCGGTAGTGTACGACACTGAAACGGTAATCGAAACGCCGGCAGGCAGCTATAAGGAGATTATCCGGCGCGGTGCCTTAGATCATGCGGATCTGTCCGATTCACGTCTTCTTGTGAATCATGACGCTTCACGGGTTCCGCTTGCTCGAACGGGAAAAACAATGACGCTGACAAACAGCCCGGCAAGGCTTAAGATGCGCGCTGTCCTTCCTGATACGCAGACCGGAAAAGAGGTCTACACAGCCGTAAAACGCGGCGATCTCTCCGGTATGTCCTTTGCCTTCACTGTACCGAAGGGCGGCGACGAATACGACGCGAAAACAAATACCAGGACGATCCGGCAGATTGATAAGGTGTACGAGTTTTCTATCGTCAGTTTTCCGGCATATCCAGAAACAAGCGTCGAAGCCCGGTCGGTGATCGAGACAATGGACGAACGCAGACAGATGATTATTGACTGTAACAAAATTATTTTAGGAGAACTTT